GGTAGACGAAGTGATGCCCCTGTTATACCGCTCTGCCCATACCATCATCGGGGGTCAAATACCAGTATTCACGGAATGGGGCGTAGAAGATTTGAAGCAGAATATGATGTTACTGAAGAATCATTACTCGCTCAGACACTTGAATTATTAGGATGATAGTACTCAACTTACCTTTGCCGCCCAGCGTAAACAGCTACCGCACCATATTCCGTAACAGAATGGGTATTAGCAAGGCTGGCAAAGAGTTTAAGGCGCAGGTTAGCGATTATGTGGTTGAGTACCGTGTACCAAAGCTGGGATCAGCACGGTTGGAGATGAAGGTAGTTCTATATCCCCGTGACCGCAGAAAGCAAGATATTGACAATCGAATCAAGGCACTATGGGATGCTTTAGGCGATGCTGGTGTATTTGACGATGACGAACAAATAGATGTTTTATTGATCGAGCGAGGCGAAATAAAAAAAGGTGGCGGTTGCTTGGTTTGTATTGATATTCTTGATAAAATAGAGGAAACTACCCCCATAACATAAGGATTCGTATGGAAAAGTCAATGGCGTTGTTTCTAGCAACCATGCTACATTCAGGCACAAACACCCATTTTTTCCATTGGGCTACCAAGTCTTACGCAAAACACAAGGCTTTAGGCCACTTTTACGAAGCTATTATTGAGCATACCGATGCTTTGGCTGAAACCTATTTTGGTATTTACGGTCAAATTACCGATTTCCCAGCCACATACCATATGCCTAAAGAGCCGCTGGCTTATCTGCAATCATTGCAGCGGTTTGTAAAAGAATCACGGTCTGACCTGCCAATGGATTCCGAGATCGTTCAATTGATCGACAATATCGCCCAAGAAATCGACACCACCATTTACCTACTTAAATTTAAGGCTTAATCATGCCATTAGATAAATCAGGCAGCGCAAAATCGGTCGGCAAGAACATCAAAACCGAGATAAAAGCTGGCAAACCTAAGAAACAAGCCGTAGCTATTGCACTCAGCGTTGAGCGTGAAAACGCCAAGGGTGACCGTAAAGCCAAGCTAGAGGATGCTTACGCTAAGTACATTGAAGAAAAAGCATGAGTAGAAGGGACGACATTCGTGCCGCAGTAGAAAAGCACGATAAGCCTATTGCCAAGACAACTAAAGGCAAAGGCCGTCATTACCAATCAGTAGAAGAAGGCGCAGGTATGACCGCAGCAGGGCGCAAAGCATATAACGCCAAGAACAACAGTAATTTACAAGCACCACAGTCTAGTGGGCCAAGGCATGATAGTTTCTGTGCAAGGTCAGCAGGGTGGACTGGGGAACGGGGCAAAGCAGCTAGAGCAAGGTGGAAATGCTAATGAAACAAGGACTATACGCAAATATTCACGCTAAACGGGCTAGGATCAAGGCTGGTTCAGGCGAAAAGATGGCTAAAAAGGGTGCAGAAGGCAGACCCAGCGCACAAGACTTTAAAGATGCTGCTAAGACTGCCAAGCCACAAAGCCGTAAAGACATGATCCGTGACAAGATGAAGGATATGTGATGGCTGACTACGAGCGCAAGGACAGCAATTACAAAGCTAAACATGGTGAAGAACCACAAAAGCTACACCCTACAATGACCGCAGGTAAGCCTAGCAGCCTTAGAAAGCTGCAGCAAGACCGCATGAATCGCAGGGCTATGCTTGCAGACAAAGTTAAAGACCTAGATAAAGAGGTAGCGTAATGACACCAATTACCCCAATGAGCCGTAAGTATAAAAAAGAAGATGCCATGCTACGCCCACAGCATGAATCCACCCTTGAAAAGAATCAGCGTTTGCGGTTAGAGCGTAGAGCAGCTATCGCTAATAAACTTAAAGACTTAGATAAAGAAGTTAAGTAAGTTGCAAGGAAGCAACAAAGGCAGTAGAATTAACTTATCTTAATCAACCACTTGGGTAAGGTATGAGCAATAAAGTATCGAAAACTGTTGAAGGCAACCTAAATAGATCGGGTAGACCCAAGGGAGTGCCCAACAAATCCACAGCAATGGCTAGGGAAGCGATTGCACAGTTCGTTGATGGTAACGCCCACAAAATGCAAGAATGGCTAGAACAGGTCGCTACGGGCGTTAAAAACGATGACGATAAATTCATTGTTTTACCTAATCCTGAAAAGGCTTTCGGTATGTTGCAGAGCGTCATGGAATACCACCTGCCTAAGTTAGCCCGTACAGAGCATTTAGGTGATGAAGATCAGCCAGTCAAAGTCATTCACGAACACAAGTTCCTAGATTGATGATTGATCTAAGGCTAGGTGACTGCTTAGAAGTAATAAAAGCCTTGCCTGACGCAAGCATTGACCTTACTGTTACAAGCCCACCATACGATAATCTACGCACTTATAACGGCTATTCATTTGATTTTGAAGGCATAGCCAAAGAGTTATACAGGGTTACTAAAGACGGAGGTGTAGTAGTTTGGGTGGTAGGAGATGCCACAATCAATGGCTCAGAAACAGGCACATCATTTAAGCAAGCCTTATATTTCAAAGATATAGGCTTTAATTTGCATGACACAATGATTTGGCAAAAATCAGCATCAGCAAATCCATCATCAAATAGATACAACCAAAATTTTGAATATATGTTTGTTTTGTCTAAACAAAAGCCAAAAACCTTTAATCCTATAAAAGACAAACCAAATAAACATTTTGGCGTACAAAATCACGGCACAAAACGGCAAAAAGACGGTACAACTAAGCCAATGTCTGATAAACAAAAAAACAAATTTATTGCTGAATTTGGTATGAGAAACAATGTTTGGCTAATAAATGAAGAAAAGCATCAAAACAAAAATCATCCAGCTACATTCCCAGAATTATTGACTTATGACCACATAATTTCTTGGTCTAATGAGGGTGATACGGTATTGGATTGTTTTCTTGGTAGCGGCACTACAGGAAAGGTTGCCAAGCAATTAAACCGTCAATTTGTAGGTATTGAAATTAGTCCTGAATACCTTGAAATAGCCAAAAACCGCATTTATGAATGAAATAGTAAAGCGGTACGAATACCCGTACAAGGCTAGAGATGCGTTCCTTGACTTCCACAGACGGGATCAACGCTGGGCTGTATTAGTGTGTCACCGAAGGGCTGGGAAAACAGTAGCCACGATTTGCGACACGATCCGCAGGGCAGTCATGGAAAAGAAACCTGACGGCAGATACGCTTACATTGCCCCGTTCTATGCCCAGGCTAAGAACATTGCTTGGGATTACCTTTTAAAGTTTGCAGAGCCAGCCATAGTTAAAGCCAACCAATCTGAGTTATGGGTAGAATTAGTTAATGGGGCAAAAATACGGCTATTTGGTGCAGACAACCCTGATGCCTTGCGTGGTTTATATCTTGATGGCGTAGTGTTAGACGAGTATGCCGACATGAAACCTAGGCTTTGGGGTGAGATTGTTCGACCATTGCTTACAGACAGACAAGGCTGGGCTACCTTTATTGGCACTCCTAAAGGCCATAACGCCTTTTACGACATATACAACGAAGCACAAAAGAACCCTAATTGGTATGTTAAGACCTTACGGGCAGACCAGTCAGGACTGCTGCCTGACGCTGAATTACTGGATGCACAAGCCACAATGTCAGACAACCAGTATGAACAAGAGTTCCTATGTAGCTTTGAAGCTGCCATCCTTGGTGCTTTCTATGGTCAAGAGATGCGTAGGATTACTGATTTAGAGCGTATTACTACCGTAGACTATGACCCGATGTTTCCTTGCCATACCGCCTGGGATCTTGGTTTCAATGACAGTACCTCGATTTGGTGGTTTCAGGTGGTTTATGGGGAGATACGGGTACTCGATCACCATTCCAGCAACGGTCAAGCTATACCGTTTTACACCATGCTGCTAGACCAAAAAGAAGATGAGTTTGGGTACAAATATGGCTACCATTACCTGCCACATGATGCTAGGGCAAAAACACTAGCAAGCGGTGGAAAGAGCATAATTGAGCAAATTGCTGCAAAAATTGACATAAAACACCTAAAAATCGTACCAAATCTGTCATTACAAGACGGAATACAAGCAACACGACTTGCATTAACTCGCACTTGGTTTGATAATAGATGTGAAGAAGGAATTGAATGTTTGCGTCAATATCAACGAGAGTGGGATGATGATAAAAAAGTATTTAGAGATCGCCCGAAACACGATTGGACAAGCCACTCTGCGGATGCGTTCCGCTATCTCAGCATTGTATGGAAAGACGAAGATGGCCCTATCCTCAAAGATTCAGCAGTTAAAGGACTTCATGTCGGGCAAACGGATGTAACGCTAGACGAAATGTGGAAACAAACCCCCAAAGTAATTAACAGGAGAATTTAAATGACAACAGCAGCCGCAACCTACGCATTACCCTACGAACACGTTGCTAACTCAGTTACAGGCCAAGTTTTAGGCACAACTGGCGCAAAAGGTGACTATTTGCACCGTTTGATCGTGACTGTAAATACTGCCGCTACAAGTACAGTAAGCA